AAGATAATTTTGATTTATCTTTTTCAGGTAAAAGATTCATCACATTACCTGGACGAGGATCTTCAAATACTGGCATAGATGTTTTTTCACTAGCTTTTAAAAAATAAAATCCGGACATATGTCCATTCCAATGGGTGTGTAAAGTATGATGACCAGCACCTTTTTTAGCAAACTCTTGCACCCATAACTCTGTTACAAATACTTGATAATTAGATAAATCAAACCCCATTTCATCTAATAGATTATAACATGTACCCCCAATATAATCTTGTAATTGTTTAAACTTAGGATCACCAATTAAAGATGTTGAATGAAATACGTGACCCATATCACCTTTGTCACCAAACTCTTTATTTCTTTTGTCTATGTCTTTTTTTAATCTTTTTTGTGCATCTTTTATATATTTATCAGATGCTTTATTTAATTTTTTTACAAACTTTGTTTCATCAGCCCACCACACAGGACTAGAAAAATAATGTTCTAAATTTAATTTCTTTGGAAAACTCATTTAAAGGGCCATCCTAAATTCCATATAACTAAACTATATCTTGATCCTTTTTTTACTGGACATACTCTGTGCCACACAAAAGAGGGAAATACAACTAAAGATCCTTTTGGTAATATTTCTTTACATTTTACAGGTTTTCTAGGTTTATCGGGATCTAAATTTCTAAAATCAAATTCTAATTCACCACCTTTGTAATCTTTTGGATCTGATAAAGTAACGGTCACAGATAACTTTCTAATCTTACCATGGTCTGGAGCGTTTGGATTATCTCTTATATAAGGTCTATCCCAACTATCGCAATGCCAATCATAAAATTGTCCTTTTTCATATTTTGTAAATTGACAAGACTCACTATAATTCCAATCAAAATTCCAACCTGCTTGTGCGTTTGCTTGATGCACATAGGGTTGTATTTCTTTATATATCCATCTATCATTCATCCAAACAATGTTTGAATTTCTTTTCTTTTTTAAATCTTTTATTTGTGTTTGATTTAATTTTTTACCACCCATACCACCTGTTATTGCCATTTGGTCAGAAATAGATTTTCCATATTTAACTATTTCATCACATATTCTAGCAGGGACTGCTGATTGAAAATAATAATAATAATTTGCTAAGTTCATATATCTTTATAAACTTAATATAACATTTATTATGATACTGTCAATGTTCCTGAAACTGTAAACTTGGCTAATTTATCACCACCTGGATGTGTAGATGTTGAATTATCTCCTGGTGTTACAGCAAACGTAACATCACTTGGACCTCTAATTATAACTACTCCTGATCCACCTGCTTGTCCAGCACTTGGAGGAGATCCGTCATAACTACCCCCTGCACCACCACCTGTATTTGCTGTTCCAGATTGTGGACTTTGTGAACTACCTCCACCTCTTCCACCACCACCTGCACCACCAGTTGGAGTATTACTATTGTTATTTCCACCAGCTCCACCACCAGCGTATGATGCACAATCACCAAAAATATTATTAGGCGCACCAGCACCTCCATTACCACCAGCACCACCACCTCTAACTCCGTCACTACCTGCAGCAGTTGCACCTCCACCACCACCTGATGCAGAACCTCCAGAAGCGTGTCCTCCAGATCCACCAGCATTACCTTGTGGTGGAGTTGTAGAAGGTGTATTTCCAGCGCCTCCAGGTTCAACTGCAAATCTATCTGGTGGCCAACCTGTTCCACCTCCACCACCAGAACCTCCAGTTCCTGACGGACCCGGATGACCACCACCTGTTGATGTAATTTTTACTGGCGCTGCTCCACAAACATTAAATATTGAATCACTTCCTTTATTTCCTCTACATACAGGACTTCCAGATGATCCACCTGCTCCACCAGCACCAACAGTAACAACATAACTTTCACCACCTTCTAAGTTTGAAAATGGCAGTGCGCTTCCTTGTAAAGGTGAAGGTCCATAACCAGAGGCTCTATACCCACCAGCTCCACCACCACCTGATGCGTATCCACAGGCAGCTGATCCACTACCACCACCTCCAGCTACTACTAAATAATCTAAATTATAACTGATTAAAACTTTAGGCCATGTTCCTTGAGACTTGGCTTGAAATTGACTTTGCATTGACCATACACCACTTGCTTTATCTAATTCTTTTACAATAACAATTCCTGAACCACCTGCTTTAGCTGCGTCCGCAGTACAATTAGCTCCACCTCCGCCTCCACCACCAGTGTTTGCTGTTCCTGCTGTAGAGGATACATCTGGTCCGGGTGTATCTATTCCACCTCTTCCTCCACCACCTGAACCACCTGGCCCTGATGTTAAACCCGGTGTTGGACTATTACCTCCACCACCTCCGCCTCCAGCGTAAGTAACATCCGATCCTGTTATTGTGCTTGGTGATCCATCACCACCTTTTCCTGTTCCTCTACAATTAGGCCCTGCTGCACTACCAGCTTCACCCACTTGACCTGCGCCACCACCGCCACCACCTCTAAAATTTCCTGAGCTAACAACACCTCCTGAACCACCATCGTTTCCTTGACAAGCTGTTCCAGATCCACCTGCTTGAGTATTTGGTCCACTCGGTGGGCCTGCTCCATATCCATTGCCACCTCCACCTGAACCACCAGGTTGTCCTGTATTAATTGGACCACTAGAATTTTCTGAACCACCTCCTCCACCACCAACGCTTGTTATTGGATTAGATGGAAAAGCTGCAACAGAGCTACCGCCTTGAGCACCTGTAGCTGGTTTTCCTGGTGATGCTGAACCACCAGCTCCTACTGTCATTGTATAAGTTGTATTACCATCAACTGAAATACATGAAACTTGTCTAAACGCACCACCTCCACCACCGCCACCATTTCCAGTTCCACTACCACCACCGCCTCCAACAACTAATGTTTCAACAAATCTAGTTCCAGATTGTGTAGTAATGTCTCCTGACGATGTTTTGGATGTGATTGTATTTTTTCCAAACGAAGTTTTATTCGCTTTTCCAATTAGTCCACCGTTTAATGATCCGCCTTTTGTGCTAGGCATTTAAGTGTCCTCCTATGCGGACACCCAAGCTGTGCCGTTCCAATCGTATACTGTTGGTGTTTCCGCTTCGTCGTTTGATTTAATTGCTTCCCAACCTTTAGTGTTGTCAGCGTTATATTTATCTTCTTTCCAAGAAATTAAATAAAACCATTCTGGTTCTGCTTGACCATCGTTTGTAATTGATGGATATGTAATTGGTGCTTTCCAATCATCATTATCATCTAGTGACCATGAAGCAAAAGGTTGTTGTGCTAAAAATTTATCTTTTGTTGAATCGTAAACATATCCAATACCTGCGTATTGTTTTCTAAAATTATGATTATAAGAAGTTTGTTTCCAAGTGCCACCTTTGAAAAAAGATTGACACCATACTTCTCCATCAGCGTGCATATCATTATCACCTAATTTACCTGCAGCTGTGTCTATGTCGTTTCCGACAACCACCACTCTTTGAACAATCCAATGTGTATTGTCAGTAAAACCCGTTGGGTCTTTCTCTTGTTTTAATTCTGCGAAATGTGCCATTTTTTACTCCTTAAAATTTATATTTATAATTTATTTTTAACTTACAGTCAACGTCCCAGAGACAGTAAATGTAGCAATTTTATCTCCACCTGGGTGTGTAGATGTTGAATTATCTCCTGGAGATACTGCAAATGTAACAGCGCTTGGACCTCTAACTACAACGATACCAGAACCGCCAGTTCCACCATTTGCTACGTCTCCTGCTCCACCTCCTCCACCACCAGTGTTAGCTGTTCCATTTACACCTACTGCACCACCCTGACTTGGTCCAGGAGCTCCTGCTCCACCACCACCTGCACCTCCTGGTCCAGGTGCTCCTGATGTATTATAAACTCCACCTCCACCACCAGCGTATGTAACATCCGATCCTGTAATTGTATTTGGTGCACCAGCACCTCCTGGTCCCGCAGCTGGTCTAGCTGAATCCCAATTACCACCTGCAGCAGTTGCACCTCCACCACCAGCACTAGTCGTAGCAGCACAAGGAGGTCCTGGAGGATTACCTGCTCCTACTGGATTACTACCTACTCCACCTGGTTGACCTTGTGGTGGATCCACTGGAGGAGTGTTACCTGCAGACGCTGCATTACACGGATAATATGTTGGATAATTTAAAGAATTATAAACTGCACCACCACCTGAACCTCCTGGTCCAGTAAGACCAGCGTTTGGTGTATTACCACCACCGCCACCACCGCCAGCAGATGTTATTGTTGAAAATACTGAATTAGTTCCTCTTGCACCATTTGTTGTTGGACTTGTTGTTCCACCTGCTCCTCCGGCACCAACTGTAATTGAAAATGACCCTACATCTGATAACAAAGCAGAGCCTTGTAATGGAGTGGGTCCAAAACCAGCAGCTCTATAACCGCCAGCTCCACCTCCACCACCCATACCTGTACCACCACCGCCACCACCAGCTACTACCAAATAATTTAAAGAAAATAAAAACTTTGGCCATGTTCCATCGTTGACTGCATCTAATTGTTCTTGCATTGACCAAACTCCAGATGCTTTATCTAATTCTTTTACTACTACAACTCCTGAACCTCCAGCTCCACCACCACTAGGTGCAGGATCGTATTCAGCTCCACCACCGCCACCACCTGTATTAGCAGTTCCAGCACAAGCTGATCCAGGTCCTTTTCCAGCTCCACCACCGCCAGGTCCAGCAGCACCACCAGTTCCACCGCCAACAGCAGGTACGTTCGCACCGCCGCCACCACCACCAGCTATTACGCCACAAACTCCGACACTAGTTCCAAAAGTTGGAGAAATATCTAAACCATTTCCACCAGCACCACCATCTCCACCACTTCCTGATTGAGTACCATTTCCTCCGACGCCACCAGCACCACCACCACCGCCAGCAGCCTGAAAATAAGTTGAAGGTGTATTACCACCATCGTTTCCTTGAGAAGGACTTGTTGGAGGTGTATTACCATCTCCACCTGAAGAAGCACCTCCTGGACTACAAGCAGCTCCTCCACCACCTGAACCACCATCTAAACCATTTTGTTGTGGACTAGGACTTCTGATACCACCTGCCCCACCACCTGTAGATGTATAAGTTGTTCCACCAGCAACTAAAACTGAATTAGAACCACTATTAGCATTAGCTGCTCCACCTGCTCCAATTGTTGCAGGAATAGAACCACATGCATTTAAATTTGAAAATTGTCTTAAACCTCCAGCACCACCTCCGCCACTAGAACCTCCGCCACCACCAGCTACGACAGCAGCATCAATTATTTTAGTTCCTGGTTGTAATGATATACAACCTGTTGATGTTTTTTTTGTAATTGTATTTTTACCAAA